TGACATTCTTTATACTCCGAAGCTGCTGCCGCAGCCACATGTTGTTGTTGCATTGGGATTCTTTATGCTGAAACTACTGCCCATTAGATCTTCTTTATAATCTATCTCTGCACCTTGTAGATATTGCATACTCATGCTATCTATTAGTACTCGATATTCATCTAACGGTATTTCAAAATCGTCTTCATTTTGTTCTTCGTCAAATGTAAAGCCATAACTGAAGCCGCTACAGCCTCCGCCTTGGACGAAAGTACGTAATGCTAGTTTGGGATTATTTTCTTCAAGGAGTAAATCCTTGATTTTTGTCTTTGCTGATTCAGAAATGGTAATCATTTTTGCCCTCGATACTCTATTTATCAAAGACATTTTATAACCTTAATGTAAATACATGATGTTCTTAGGCACTGAATTCCGTCAAACACAACACGTTAGAACTAGTAAACGTGGTCGTCATCATACCTATAGTCGTAACAAGACTGTGGTAATACTTCAGTGCGATTCGTGTGGAGAAGTGTTTAACAGAGACAAAGGATCAATGGATCCTAAACGCTTAGATAATAATTATTATCACGTATGCGGCAACTGTGATGCCAAAAAGTTTGCGCAGGAAAAAGGAGTAGAAGCTAGGAATGTTTGGAGTTTGTCAGCAAGCAGTCTTAAGACACTAGGCCAACTCTAGAACTAATTTGCCGGAGGCGCAATTTGAACTGGATTATGCCCAACAACTTGGGTATGCCAAATATGAGCATTATTTTTAAGAACAGTGGGTCTTGGATCAATTTCTATATCTAATCCTCGGGGCAATATAATTTCATTTTCAGTTGGCCAATCGCTGATTTTCTTAAGACTAGCGGCTGGATTTCCCGGAGGGATCGTTATCATAAGAACCTGAACTCCAAACTCTTCCGGTGGAGCATTTTTATTTCTGGGTTGATGTCTTTTTCTTAATACTACTTCATGCTCTGAAAACTCATAAGCTCTATTGATATTTGTAGTAGTGCTAGTATAGGCTGGTAAATGTAGTCTAATAGGTTTAGTTACATCTGCTTTGTATTTTAACCACGCATCAGCCGGACTTTCTTTAACACCAGTATATACTACCAATTGATGTTTTAATCTGTGATTGGCTATCAATCTGTCCAAAGCTTCGACATTTTTTGCTGAGTTGAATTTTTGATTTTTTGGGTATTTGTTTCTATAATGCTGATGTAAGAAATGATTAAGTGGTCGGCTACCTCCGCCGGTATAGTCTACAGCATAATCTAAATCATTCCAATCCTCTTCGTCTTTATCATCAGGATCGACTTTGCCACGTTTTTGATCTCCAGCGATGTTTAGCTGATTGTGTATGTCGGTTTGTTGTTGTCTGCCGTATTTAATTAGATCGGGAGTAGCTTCTCCTAGTGTGGTTTCTATGCTAGGATATGGCCCTCTGAATACAGGATTATCATTTAAAAATTCATACAGTCTCATATGAATATTTACCCTACTCGGCCAATTCTAGAACTAATAAGATTCCAGTTGATAATCTTCCATTGGTTAGCTAGGTAGCCTTTTTTATCTGCTTGATAGTCTAAGGCCCACGCATGCTCCCAAAAATCTACTAACAGTATGATATCCATTTTAATTTCGTGATTTTTAATAGTTTTAATACTGCCATCGCGAGCTAGATAAATCCAACCGCTACCTTGTATCTTCATGGCTTCTTTTTCGAATTTATCTTTGAAATTATCAAAGCTCTTGAAATACTTGTTGATAAAATTCTCAGCAATATGTTCAGGTTTGTTTGAATTAGTTGGTTTTTGGAATTGTCTAAACAAAATATCATGTAAAAATGCACCAGCTTCGTTAAAGTCCGGATCTCCTTCGCCTTTGTTGTAGCGATCCACATAGCCTTTATACAATTTACCATAATGATAATCAATAGTCTTTTTACTAAGACTACGGCCTAGAGCGTCTGCCGCATAAGGTAACGGCGTTTGTTCTAGTGTTAGTGGCGTCTTTTTAAACTTAGCGTCTTCACTGAGATATCTAATAAAATTATACATGCGTATATTTATCAGTTAAATAATAGGTCAAGTTGTCAACAGGGCAACCAAGGATCCCGAAGTTACAGGCTTTCCCTGTTTTCCGGTAACACAGCCAATGTGGTAAAAGGTAAATTGGTGCTTGACACAGAATATAAATACCTTGGAGGATAATATACCATGATTAAATTTATCAAAAGTTTTTTTAAAAAATCAGCACCTACTGAAGCACAAGCAGAAGTTCCCTACAAGGTTGAGACGCCTGCACCTGTAGTCACTACAGAACCGGTTGTTGCAGAAGTCGCACCAATTGCAACTCCTGCTAAAAAGACTAGAGCACCCGCTAAACCAAAAGTTGCAAAAGCACCAGCTGAGAAAAAGCCACGTGCTCCACGCAAGCCTAAAGCTAAACTAGATTAAGCTCAACGGCTCTGTTGTAAACTTGGGCACTGGACAGGTTCTTGCCCTTGCTTTCACACATGATATCAAAATGCTCCCAGAAACTGAGAGCCCAGTCGGTCACAGGTTGATTCCAGTACCAGTCACTATGTGCTCTCATTTTTTGTTTCTTGTAGCCCTGCTCCAATAATAGTGTATGATCCGGCATTACATCTGGTGCATGATCAACTAATACATCTTCTCTACTGACACTGTAATGGCATACTGGACGCACACCACGCCATGAATCAATTATGCGCTTGACTCTATCATCATTAGGCTGGATATATTCGCCAGTGCGGATCCAATGATGGTGAAGGTCTAATACCAAGGCACAGTGATCCACCAGTTCAATGCTGGAATCAACACCCCAGGAATTTTCATCATTCTCAATAGTAATGCAATTTCTGGCCTCAGGACTGAGCTTTTTCAAAGTTTCTTTAATACCCTCAGGACCGCGTTTACCTGAAATATGCACGTTGATTTTCATGTCTTGGAATGTGCGACCAAACCCCATCCATCGAGCCATGTCAGCATGATATTCAAATTCTTCAATGCTGCGTTCTACAATGCCAGGATTCTCTGACGACAACACGCAAAATTGTCCAGGATGGAAACTGATGCGCACATCATGCTTGCGAGCAGCTTCACCTACAGGAGCAAAAATCTTTTCGCAATGACGTTGTTGATCCGGATGTTGCCACCAATCAATCCAGTCCTTTTCAGTGTAGCCACTCAGCATTTCCGATCCAATGCGCATCATTCTGCGCTCAGGCGGTAGTGTAGCTACACGTTCAATCTGCTTAATTGCAGCACTGGTATTGTGATTCATTAGATCATATTGACGCTGTTCGGCTTCGGCCGGATGTTCTCTTAGCCAACGCATTGTTGTACTGCGCCCATTTAGCTCTCTATTGTCGGCATTGACTTTCATGCCTCTAACTTCGTTGGAATCATCTAACCATTTGCAAGCATAGCCTATACGTTTCATGTGTGCCTTTACCAGTGCCGTATGACACCTAAGATTATAAAAATGTTTGTAAGTACATATGATAACACAATTGCTGTACGAATGCAAGCAATACGGTCTGATTCCTTGTCCGTATTGCCCGATTTTTCACCCAACGCCTTGGCCCAAATGCGCCAAAAACATTTAACCTTCGTACGTAGCCGAATTAGCACCGTGTTCAAATACTTCAACTGATTTGATCCTAACTGTTGGATTGATTGGATAACGCATATTGCCACTGGCCAATAGTTCAGCCATTTTGTCATATGCCATTTTGGCAAACATTTCACAGCCTACACCTTCTACTATACGCAAATCGCATAAGCCACTGTCTTTAAATCCGCCTTTGATTTCATCTAGCTTTTGGAATGTTTCTAAATGAGGATCATCTTCAGCAATAACCAAAGTGTGATCAAACATATAATCTGCCCATGCTTTGAATTCTTTAAGTCCACCAAAGTCCATGCACCAGTTTTTATCATCCAGTGTGTCACATTCAAAGATTAATTTGATACCAATTGAGTATCCATGTAGTGTTGAGCAGTGACTATGTGTGGCACGCCATTGTCTAAAACAGCAGGATAAACCTCTGTCGTTGCCGTAAGTTTTTGTAGAGTAAAATTTTGCCATTGTTGTTTTCCTTTATTAACAATGACACGCAGAGTATTTTAAGCGGGATGAGCGTCTAAGTCCGCATATAATAATTATACAGGTTTATAACGATATGTCAATGTTATTGGCTTGCAATTAATCCAAACCCTAACCATTGACCAGGAGTACCTGAGGTTACACATACCCAACCGATATAACTTGATGGGATAGGATTTGTGTTGTAGCAAATATCACCAACATTGAATGTGCCTGAAGTTGGTATACTAGGTGCATTGGTAAAACGTTTTCCGCCGATATTAACATCACCGTTGACACTAAATTGTAAACTTGGATCGGGATTATTGATATTGACACTTAATGGTCCGTATACTTTAACCGGGCGAGATTTTAATTGTATATTACCAATGTTTATCTGTTGCTGATCACCATATAGGATCTCTTTATTCTGAACAGTTATCGAAACTAGGCCTCCGGAATCTATGCCATCGTGGCCTACTGTAATACCATTATCAACATTAATTGATTTTACAGTTATATTTGATTGTAGATCAACATTGCCCGAAACTGTTAGATTTTCTAATATGCCAACTTTGGTTAGACTACTAGTCGATACACTATTCCCTAGTGTGTCGACTGACAATACTGGTTGTCCGTTTATGTAGTATGAACGATTTTCTGCAATTTCAATACTATCTGAACTGGTTAGTCTACCGCTTATATCCAGTACAAATTGATGTACAGATCGTGCATCATTCCAAAGCAAACCTAATCCGTAAATACCAGTATCTTTAGTAGCACTAAATTGTATAGGGTGTGTCCTATCCACTCTATTGTCTGTTACAACACTAGTAGCAAACAATGTACCATACACATTTAATACGCCGCCACCATTAGCAGGATCGCCAATATTAACTTCGCCACTACGTTTAATTGTTATACGTGCTTGACCGTCGGTTACTATTTCAAGATCGTGATTGCTTTCTGTACCAATACTAGCTAGATTAACATCAGGGCTACCAATACCAATTTCTACATTATTATCTAATATAGTTAAACTAGCACTTGGTTCTTCGGTACCAATACCGATTCTATTAAATGTACTGTTAACAAAAACAAAATCTCCTAGGCTAGCATCACCTGCAACTGATAGTTGGTTTAATGTGCCAACTGTACTTAAATTACTATGCCTAATCGAACTTCCCAGCGTAGTAGCAGACAATACTGGAATATTATCTATATTATAACTAGATGTAGCTGCAATATCAAGATTAGCATTGGTCCAAAGACGTCCGCCAGTTCGATAGATTAATTGAGTTTGTCCGTTACCGTATGTCCAATTGAAACCTTTACCATTTAATTCTAGTTCAGTATTGTATATCCAATTGCCAGTAATGTTCAAACTACCGTTATCTGTGACTAGATTTTTAACATTAAAGGTATTAGCTGTAATAGTTCCAATTACATTTATGTTGCTAGACACATTTAGATTGCCTGCAAGGTCCAAATCTCCTCTGTGAGTAACTGAGCCTTGCGTTTCAGTTAACGTAAGATTTGGAATAGCAACTGTAGTGTCTTGTATATCAAATAATTTGGACATGGAAAAATACTCTCTTTCGAGTATTTATCCATGTTTTAATATACAGTTATTGTACTTTTAGCAGTACAATTTCTTCGTTGATACGTCCATTCATACGTGTATCTGTAGCATTAATAGTGTCTAAGAACTTACGCAACTGTACCTTGCCTGCTGTTTTAAACTCTTTGAGCTTGTCTTCGGGCTTGCGTAGTGTTTTGCATACACTAAGAGTCTCGCTAAATCCAGTAATTGTAGTACCCTTAACACCCAATTCTTGATATTCTGCAGCTACATACCGACCTAATTTACGAGTCTTTGTGTTATAGACCCAAAGTTCCTTGCTACCAATGATATCAGTAGGATTAATACTGACCAATTTTAAAGGCTCGTTGCTCTTCATGTATTTGAGTTTAGCAACAATCTTGTCTTTTGGCTGTGCTTTTTTGGTACGCGGCTTACGGTTAATCTTGGCTTCTTGTCCAAGCATATCGCAGGCACTCATAATTTCTTGATAAAACGCAATCAAATTACGAATTTGCTTCTTTGTACGATGGCTATAACCCTCTTTAAGCTGTTCATCGCCCTTGCCGGA